TACTTTTTATAGACGGCCATCATAGCGTTGATAGGGTTGTGGATGAGTGGAAGAAGTACATTCCCATGCTGTCTGATCATGGTGTGGTACTCCTCCACGACACAGCGTTTCATCCAGGTCCACACCTGCTAGTTGATGCTATTGACAGAAGTAAATTTAATGTAGAATTATTTTGTGAGGATGAAGACTACGGCATAACAAAAATAACGAGAGTGTTGTCTTCGCAATGAGGTTTATATCTCATCGAGGAAATATTGATGGTCCAAATCCGCGTATGGAAAACAATCCGCAGTATATTGACAAGGCAATAAGCAGCGGATTTGATGTTGAAATTGATCTGTGGGTGGTGGATAGTAAATTATTTTTAGGTCACGATTCAGGTGAGCATATTATTGATAAAAAATGGATTTTTGAGAGATCTTGCCATTTATGGCTTCATGCAAAAAATATTCCAGCAATTTGCTGGTTATCAAGCGCTTCTAACAATGGCTTAAATTTTTTCTGGCATCAAAATGATGATATTTCTAGAACATCTTCGGGCATTTTGTGGACATACCCTGGAATTGAATTAACGAGTATGTCAGTATGTGTAATGCCAGAAATAGCCGATTATACCCATGACGAGATTGGCGGCGCCTGGGGCATTTGTTCTGATCTTATAAAGCTACATAAGGATAGATATGAAAACATTTAATATAGATGATATGAAGATGGGGTGGTTTATTGGTAATTTTGAACCCTCTGTTTTTAAAACCCCGTTTTTTGAAGTTGCGCATCATTTTCATGAAGCGGGGTATATTGGTCCAAAGCATTATCATAAGATTGCCCCAGAACTGAGTTATATAGTTCGAGGAAAGCTTCTGGCCTCCGGAAAAACACTAGAGACAGGGGATATGTTTCTATATGAACCAAACGATATTGCAGATGTCCAATTTTTAGAGGATACAGACTTGATTGTCGTGAAATGGCCATCAGTGCCATCAGATAAATATATGGTAGAAGATGACCAATAGCCGTCCCAAGGTAGCAGTTTGCATCTCTGGACAACCGAGATTTTTAGAGTATGGATACAGATATTTGAAGCAAAATCTTCTGGATAAGCATGATTGTGATGTTTTTATTCATACGTGGTTCGACCCTGATAAATTACACGGAACAGGTTACGGCGGCCAGTTTTCTTTGCATACTGATACTGCGGAGAAGATTACTTCTCTATACGCTCCTGTTAACGCTGTGATAGAAAAGCAAAAACCTGTAGGACCAAATTATGATGCTTATTTAAGGGGCAATACCGAAGCAAAGAAAGTGTTCATTCACTATAGTATGTTTTATTCGATCATGGCTGCAAATCTTCTGAAGTCGCGTCATGAAGAAAAACTAAAGTTTGAATACGACGTGGTTGTTAGAACGAGATTTGATGCTGCTCTTCTAAAACCTATAGAGACATTTATCGTAGAAGATAAGAAGATAGTCGGTATTGACTGTATATTCACCGATGCAGATGTTCTCTCGGACTGGCTTTTTTACTGTAGCAGTCCAATGATGGATGATATTTGTGATATATACAACGATTTAGATGACCATAATCGCGAGATGGCAAATTTCTGTGGTGAAGGTGTTTTACGTCGCAAAATCCAGGCATCAGGGTACAATGTACATAAGCTGTTTCCAGGTCAGCATGGAACAAATCTTGTCCTGGTCAGAGGCGCGAGAACAGCTGTTCGCGGATGGACTTATTATGATGATCTGCCATAATTAAAAACATAAAATAAATTTGAACATTAGCACACTAACTATTAGATTTTAATTGTCCTTGAGGACACCCCATAATGGGAAATTAAACATTGCATATTAAATATTGGAGAATTAAAAATGGCAATTGACTTTGAAGCGCTTCGAAAGAAGCTCGGCCAACTTTCTGGCAACAATTCGCGCCGCGACAAGATGTGGCGACCCCAAGAAGGGGAAGAAGCTATCGTTCGGATGCTGTCCTTTAGTAATGAGGATGGTCTACCCTTTTCGGAGCGATGGTTTTATTACAACATTGGAAGCAATCCCGGTCTTCTGGCTCCTTACCAATTCGGCAATCCGGATCCAATCCAAGAGCTAATTACAACTCTTCGTGATGAGGGGAATAAGGAGTCTTATGAGCTTTGCAAAAAGCTTTACCCAAAACCCCGTTATTACGCTCCAGTTGTTGTCCGTGGAGAAGAAGATAAGGGTGTCCGACTCTGGGCATTTGGGAAAACTGTATACCAGTCTCTCCTTAATATTATGCTCGATGAAGATTACGGTGACATCACTGATACAATCGATGGACGTGATGTGAAGGTTATCTGTACAAAGCAGCCCGGCCGACTTTATGCATCAACTGAAGTACGACCCCGCGGAAAGCAATCCAAGCTGACCACTGACAATAAGCAAGCTAAGGAATGGCTAGACGCTCTACCGAACCTTGATGATCTTTATGAGGCGAAGTCTTACGACGCACTTTCAAAGATCGTTAACGATTGGTTGAACGGAGATGATGCTGAAACTCAAAGCTCTGAAGGTACCTCACGTGGGTTTTCTAACGCTACGGGCTCCGATAATGCTACCCCAGCCGGTGATAGCAAAGATCTTACGTCGAAGTTTAAGAGTTTGGATGATGCATTTGCTGATCTTGAGGATGACGGGTTTTAGTCTCCGCATCTAGTAAACATCTCTTATGGGGGGCGGCGCAAGCTGCTCCCCATTTTTTTTGAAAACGATACAAAACAATGTTATAATCTTTCATCTGGGAGTTTTAATGGCAAAGAAGAAAGAGAAGAAAGAGACAGAAGATTTCACCAGCGACTTAATCAAATCGCTAAATAAAGAACATGGTTCTAGGGTAGCTTATAATTTATCTCAAGACGAATCTCCAACGCACGTTAAGCGTTGGGTAAGCACAGGCTCTGCGCAATTAGATTATATTATTTCCAACAGACAAAATGGCGGGTTACCAGAAGGCCGTATTGTAGAAATCTTCGGTCCTCCTTCTATCGGAAAGTCGCACATCGCGATTCAAATTGCTAGATCAACACAGCAGCTTGGAGGTATCGTTGTATATATCGATACAGAGAATGCCACATCGGTAGAAAATCTAGCTTTACTGGGGGTTAATATTAGCAGAAGATTTGTTTACGTCGATACACATTGTACTGAAGAAGTATTATCCATCGCTGAGTCAACAATTATGAAAGCTAGGGCGATGGAAAAAGATGTTCCTATTACTATCATTTGGGATTCTGTTGCTGCGTCTTCGCCAAAGGCAGAGCTTACAGGAACATATGAACAGAATTCCATAGGTCTACAAGCACGAGCAATCTCAAAGGGAATGCGAAAGATTACAGGAGTAATTGGACAGTCCAATGCTCTTTTCGTAATTCTTAATCAAACTCGAACAAAGATCGGTGTTCTGTATGGTGACCCGACTACAACTCCTGGTGGTAAGGCAATTCCGTTTCATTCCTCTGTCAGAATTAAGTTAGGAGCCGGCCAAAAGATTGAAAATAAGGAAAAAGAAGTTATTGGAATTCACGTATCTGCCAAGACGATCAAGAACAAAGTAGCTGCTCCTTTTCGAACGTGTAAATTTGAGATTCATTTTGGAAAGGGTATCCGAGAGCACGAACAAGTTTTTGATGAATTACGTAAATTTGGTACTGGGGTCGTTGATGGTAAAGAGATCTGTGTTACGGGCTCTTCGGCATGGAAAAATTTAATCGTTACTGATACGAGCACAGGAGAAATTCTGGCTGAAAAGAAATTTTATAAGGCAGACTTCGGTGACGTTTGGAAAGATCTACAATACAAAAAGTATATCGATGCTCTGCTTGAGCTCTGTATGATTCGTAAGCTTGAAGATCCCAATGAGGCACTTCTGGATACTGAATCTTATGAAGAGGTAAGAGCCGCAGCTATGGAAATTAACCTTGATGATATTCCTGATTTAGATGCATAAACGACCAGTACTCATAGTAGATGGCTTAAATTGCTTTTTTAGACATTTTGTTGCTAATCCATCGTTAAGCGAAAATGGCGATCCTGTAGGTGGAGTTGTAGGATTTCTAAAGGGCTTGCAACTTTTGCTGGAAAGATACAACCCTGATCGGGTTATTGTAGCCTGGGAAGGTGGCGGGTCCCCTCGTCGTCGCTCGATTGACCCGAATTATAAGATGGGCCGTCGACCTGAAAAGCTTAATCGGTTTTATTCAGATGATATTCCAGATACTGTATCCAACAGAAATGATCAGCTTACAAAACTTGTGAAAATTTTAAGATATACGCCTGTTTTACAATTCTATGTTTCTGATTGCGAAGGAGATGATATAATCGCAAGATTAGTAAACGTAAATTTTAAGAATGAAGATTGTATAATCGTTTCGACAGACAAGGATTTATATCAGTTAATTTCCAAAAGAGTAAAGCAATGGTCTCCCGGACAAAAGGCTGAACTCGGTACTAATACGATTTTAGAGAAATTTGATATTCATCCAGTAAATTTTTGTGTGGCTCGTTGCTTTATTGGTGACGGCTCAGACGGGCTAAAAGGTGTGCCCGGAGCAGGGTTTAGAGCTATGGCTAAACGTTTTCCCGAGCTTAAATCTTCTTCATTTGTGAGTGTTGAGGATATACTTACATTATGTCGTGAACGACAAGAACAAAAGAGGTTGAAGCTTTATGATAATATCATATCCGAAGAGGAAGTTGTTAAGAAAAACTGGAAACTTATGTATCTTGGAGATGGTAACCTCTCGGCCTCCCACGTTAAGAAAATAGATGATATTATTGAAGCAGAGCTCCCGCGAAAAGATAAGCTTGGATTTATGCGCTGCTTGATACAGCTATGTATCAAAAACTTTGACACCGACAAATTATTCATGACTTTCAAAGCACTAAATTAAAAGGAATACCATGCAATCAGCCTCCGCATTATTAGAATCAGTACCACCCGGCCAATTTTCACAATACAATAAGAATTTTCAAGAAAAGATTTTGCAAGGTTTGCTTTCTGATAAAACATGGGCTATGCAGATGGTAGAAGTTATGCGCCATGATTTCTTTGAGCTTAGATATCTAGAGTATCTTTGTGAGAAATATTTCGCATACTTTGCTGAGTATCGTTGCTTCCCAACTCAGGTTTTACTTATCAGTATTATTAAGGAAGCTTTGAGCGACGACGGCGACATTTTGCTAAGAGATCAAATAGTTTCATACTTGATAAGAATGAAAGAAAATCCAAGCCCAAATGACTTGGCATACGTTAAGGAAAAAGCTTTAGATTTTTGTAAAAGACAAGCGTTTAAGGAAGCTCTAGAAGAATCAGTCAATTTAATTACTACAGGTGAATTTGAGCATGTAATAACCTTAATGAAAAATGCTGTTTCGATTGGTATGCCTAATACTATTGGTCATGATTTCTTTGAAGATATGGAAGCACGATTTTTAAAAGTCCAGCGCGCAGTCTGCCCAACAGGTTTAGCTGAACTGGATTCTAGAGAAATTTTAAATGGCGGTTTAGGAAGAGGAGAAATTGGCGTCGTTGTTGCTAATACTGGTGTAGGAAAATCGCACTGGCTAGTCGCGATGGGCGCAAATGCAATGAGAAATGGAAAGAACGTTCTCCACTATACTTTTGAGCTAACAGAGCAAGCTGTTGGATTGAGATATGATGCTAATCTATGTAATATTTCAGCTTCTGATGTGATTGATCATAAGAAGACAGTTCAAGACTATTACACTAAGAATAAGGACCTCGGCAGATTAATAATCAAAGAATATCCAACTGGCTCTGCATCGGTTGTGTCAATTAGGAATCACATCGAAAAACTATCTTTTCGTAATTTTAAGCCGAGTGTTATAATTGTTGATTATGCTGATATCATGCGCTCTACAAAGTCTTATGATTCGTTACGCCATGAATTAAAACTAATTTACGAAGAGTTAAGAAACATGGCAATGGAGATGAGCATTCCTATATGGACTGCATCACAAGCTAATAGGGATTCTGCAAATTCTGATATTGTTGGTCTTGAGAACATGTCAGAGGCATATGGTAAGGCAATGGTAGCTGATTTTGTTGTGTCTATATCTAGAAAAGCAACAGAGAAAGCAACAGGCTCCGGCCGTTTATTCATCGCAAAAAATCGAGCCGGGAAGGATGGAATCGTTTTTCCTATTCACATTGATACAGCTACTTCTAAGATTAGTGTATTAGACGACGACGTTTCTACTTTGTCAGAAACGATTGAAAATGATGAGAAAGAAATGAAATCTGCACTTAGAAAAAAATGGAAGTCGATTTCAGGTATCGCTTAAGGAGCTCCTATATGACATATGACTATAAAACAGCGATTAAGGAGTCGTTGATTTATTTCGGTGGTGACGAACTAGCTGCTAATGTTGTCGTTACAAAATATCTTTTGACAAGCAAAGATGGAGAATATCTGGAGGCTAGTCCCGACCAGATGCACCACCGTCTCGCAAAAGAATTTCATCGAATTGAGATGAAATATGAAAACCCAATGTCTGAAGAAGAAATATTTGATTTGTTAGCAGGATTTCATAAGATTGTGCCACAAGGTTCACCAATGGCTGGAATTGGTAACAATACAAAGCTACAATCGATTTCAAATTGTTTCGTAATTCCATCGCCAGAAGATAGTTACGGTGGCATTTTAGCTACAGACCAAAGGCTAGTGCAGATTGCTAAACGTCGAGGAGGCGTCGGATTTGATATAAGCACAATTCGCCCAAAGGGTCTCTCAACTGCAAATGCCGCCAAAACAACTGACGGAATTGAAGTTTTCATGGATCGTTTTTCGAATTCGTGTCGTGAAGTTGCTCAAGGCGGCCGCCGCGGCGCCTTAATGTTAACGATTTCAGTCCACCATCCTCAAATTCGAGATTTTGTAAAAATCAAGCGAGACCTCGGCCGCATCACTGGTGCTAATATTTCAATTCGTGCTTCTGATGAATTTATGAATGCAGTTCAATCCGGTACCAACGTTCACTTACGTTGGCCAGTCGACTCTGTTGATCCTGTGATCTCTGAATATATCGACGCTAGGGTTTTATGGCATGAAATAATCGCTGCGGCACATGCTACAGCTGAACCCGGACTATTATTCTGGGACACTGCAAAAAGAATGACACCATCTGACATTTACTCCGATGAGGGCTTTACATCATCGTCCACAAACCCTTGCGGTGAGATTATTCTTTCTCCATACGACAGTTGCAGACTAATGCTTATTAATCTGACTGGATTCGTAAAGAATAGATGGGAGAAAAATTCTAAATTTGATTTTAAGTCGTTTTCAGAAACCGTACAAAAAGCTCAACGATTAATGGACGATATGATCGATATCGAAATTGAGCAAGTAGAAAAAATTATTGAAAAGATTGATAATGATCCCGAGCCCACAGAGGTAAAGCAAATTGAAAAAGATCTGTGGACGAATATTCAGACGATGGCAGAGCTTGGACGCAGAACAGGGCTCGGAATAACCGGACTTGGGGACGCTCTGGCGATGTTGGGCGTTCAATATGGCAGCAAGAAAAGTGTTAAATTAACGGAAGAAATTTATAGATCATTAGCCGTTAACGCTTATTATTCTTCTTGCGTCTTAGCAAAAGAGAGGGGAGCCTTTCCTATTCATAACCATAATAAGGAGGTCGGCCATCCATTTTTGGAAAGAATCTGGAAAGAAAATCTAGAAATAAAGGAAATGAACAAAGCTACTGGCCGTAGGAACATTTCTATTACAACAACTGCTCCAGCAGGGTCTGTTTCAGTATTGACACAAACCACCTCAGGAATTGAGCCAGCATATATGCTTCATTATACCAGACGTAAGAAAATAACTGGTCAAGATGAAGATGCTAATGTAGACTTTATCGATGATAGTGGGGATGAGTGGCAAGAATACACGGTTTATCATCATGGATTTAAAGAATGGATGAATGCTACTAAGGTTAATGATGGTAAGATAATCAGCGACGATGAGCTCATTGAAATGAGCCCCTACAAGCATTCTACAGCACCAGAAATTGACTGGTTAGCGAAAGTAAAAATGCAAGCAGCTGCTCAAAAATGGGTATGTCATGCAATATCAAATACCACTAACCTCCCTGCCGATGTAGATATCGAAACAGTCAAAGATGTTTATATGACAGGGTGGGAATTGGGCTGCAAAGGTATAACCGTATATCGTGACGGTTCTCGTTCGGGCGTACTTATCTCTAGCGATGAAGAAAAAGAGGGTGATCCACGAAATAGCGAGAAGATTATAATTCGATCAGCTCCAAAGCGCCCAGAACTTTTAGAGTGTGATATTCATCAGGCGAACATTAAGGGTGAGGCCTGGACATTGTTAGTCGGTCTTATGGATGGTATGCCTTATGAAATCATAGGGGGATTAGCGGAATACGTCGAGATACCCAGAAGGTATGTAGAGGGTCAAATCCGCCGGCGCGCCAGAAAATCAATGCCGTCAAAGTATGATTTGATTTTCGGGCAAAATGGCGATGAAATGACGATTAAAGACATTGTGAAGGTGTTTGATAATCCGAACCATTCAGCATTTACGAGAACGATTTCTTTGGCTTTGCGTCATGGCGTACCAACACAATATTTGGTAGAACAACTATTGAAAGATAAAGATGCAGATCTATTTAGCTTTTCAAAAGTTACGGCTCGATGTCTAAAAAAGTACATCGCCGATGGAACGAAAGCAAGCAATGGTGTGCTTGAGTGCGATTGTGAGACGCCTGAAGCTTGTAACGTTGTGTATCAGGAGGGTTGTGCTACTTGTTTAACATGTGGGATGGCAAAGTGCGGATAATAGATAATATTTAAATAAAAGAAAGGAGATAAAGTGGCATATTCAGATAAAGTAATTGATCATTTCGAAAATCCCAGAAATATGGGGAGTCTAGATAAAAACGACCTTAGTGTAGGAACTGGAATAGTTGGCGCACCTGAGTGCGGTGATGTTATGAAACTACAGCTTAAGATTAATAGCAGTGGCGTAATTGAAGAAGCTAAGTGGAAAACTTTTGGATGCGGGTCAGCAATTGCGTCCAGTTCATTAGTCACTGAGTGGGTTAAGGGAAAAACAATCGATGACGCAGAAGTTATTAAAAACTCTGAAATAGCAATGGAACTTTCTTTACCGCCGGTAAAGATTCATTGTTCTGTTTTAGCAGAAGATGCGATCAAGGCAGCGATTAAAGACTATAGAGAAAAGAATGACAAAAGATGAAATACAAAAAGTCGTTGACGAAGATATAAATCCTGGGCTAGCTATGCACGGAGGTTTTATCTCAATTAATAATTTTGATGAAGAGCACAAATCTTT